AATCATCTAACCAGCAGCAGCCCATTCGGGAAAGCCATTTAAAACCCGTTTAACTGCTCTCTCAGGCGTTTAAACATTTTTGTTCGTAACATCATGGCCGGTTTGCCGTTCGCGGCGTGTGCGGCAATTCTGGCGCCCTGGCGCTATTGCGCTTCGGGCGGCAGGGCATAGCGCAGCAAGATCTCGTCGATGACCTCGCGATCGCTATCCGATAGACCCAGATACGGCCGCGCGGGAATGGTCACTTGCTTGACCAGGGCAAAGGCGCCGTCGGGCCTGCCGATCGCCAGCGCGCCGCCACCCTTTGCCTTGATGGTGCCGCCCAACTGGTGGATAGCGGCATAGATCTTGTTCGTGCCCTGCTCCAGTGACGTGCGGTTAACCTGATAGTGGATCGAGCCGCGCAGGCCCGAGCCGCCGCTTTCGGTGAGAATCTGATCGTTGCGCTTGTTTGCCTTGGTGAACTCCGACAGCGGCTCCCACGGGTTGCCGTCCGGGCCCGTCTCGGTGCGGAAGCGCTCCTCGACAGACCCTTGCAGGTGCTCGCCGATCTCCAGCAGCATCGGGCGCGGGTTATCGATATTGCGGCGGATTCGGCTCAGCAGCTCCACAATCTGCTCGTCGTGTATGTCGACGCGCATCTCGATGCCAGCCATCGGTCACTCCTCCAGGTCGTCGGGTTCTTGGCGCAGCGCGGCGCGAACCTCGGTCATCATCGCCGTGGCCAGCGCATCCGGTAGCTGGCTGCGCTTGCGCTCCACGGTCTCGCGCGTGCGCTCTGCAACGCTCTGGCCGGGCGGGTAGTTGAATCCGGGATCGACGCCCTCGGGCACGTCTTCCTGTCGCGTGCCGGTGGTATCCTGCCACGGCTCGCGGCGCACCGCCGGCGCGCTATCCGGGGCATCCTTGCCCATGCGCTTTAGATCCGCCGGCCCCTTGGCGACGACCTTGCAGCTGCAGCCCCAGCCGTTGGGCGGGTAGTGCTCGTTCCACCAGGGATCGTTGGCGGGCAACACCAAACCGTCCCACGCCAGGTGTTCCGGTCGAGGGTCTGCGCTGCCGCCGTGCAGGTACTGCCAGTACGGGCGCACGCGCAGCAGGTCCGGGTCGGTGAGCTGGGCGTGACGCCCGGCAGCGTATGCGGTGCGCAGATTGGTCTCGTAGATCACCCGCGTGCGCCAGCCCCGGCCGCCGCGATACTCCCAGCCCGTCTTTGCCACCGTCTCGTCGAAGCGCTCGCGGAACGTCTCCAGTGTGGTGCCCTCGCTGATCGCCTGGTCGACGGCCGCGCGCAGGTCGTTGAGCAGATCCGCCTTGGCCGCACCCGCGACCATGAACGCGCTGTCGTGCGACTGCTTCCAGACGTCGGTCCAGCGCTCGCTGGGCATGTTGACCTTGTTGCGGAAGAACGCGATTGCCTCCTCGAACGGCAGATCCTTGTACTCGACGGCCATCATTCGCCCTCGCTGACGTCAGCGCGGCCGGACAGCTCGGCGGTCGCGATCGCCTTCTGCATCGTCTGCGCCAGCTGCTCGCTGGGCATCTCGCCATACAGCGCGAACAGTCCGTCGCGGATCTCCTCCATCGTCGCGGCATTGGCCACCAGCCGGCGCACCGGCTCCAGCATCTCACCCCAGGCTGGCTCGGCCTCGCGCTCGAGACGATCGGCCATCATGTCGCCCCGGCGCTTGGCGCTGGCGTCGTCGCGCTCGGCGAATCCCAGCGGGGTCACCGGGGGCGGTCGTGTGTCGACCTCCCAGCCGTCGCCGTAGCGATCCTGGACGTAACGCAGTGTGGGGCGGTAGCCCAGCCGCGCGACGCGCTCGTCGCGCTCTGCCAGCCGGTTGAGGTCTTCCGGCTGCTCCGTCTTGCGCCAGACACGCGGCGGCGCAGCGTTGGGGAAATTCCACTCCGTCAGCCACCGGGCCACGCTCTGGTTAAAACTCTCGCACACCACGTCGGCGTCTGCCTTGATGATGTCGTCGCGCACGTCGCTGGCCATGTCCTCGCCGCCCAGGCGGCCCGGCGTGCTCTCGCTGGAGCCGGTATGCCCCAGGATCACCTTGGCGATCGCCCGGTCCATGCGGTCGTACAAGCTGGTGTAGTCGGCGGTACCGCTGCGCGCCGCTTCGATCAGCTCGATCTGCATGCCGTCGGGCACGATCACGCCCGAGTCGCTATGCACTGCCTGCAGGGCCTGCAGCAGCTTCTGCTTTTGCCCCTCGGTACTGGACTGGGGGAACGTCCCCTTGGCCGTGGGCTGGCCGAACTTGTCCAGGAACACTAGCCACAAGCGCATGCCGTTGCGCTTGAAGAACACCGGCCAGTACAGCCAGTGCCCCAGGCCCTGGCCGTACGGCTCGTCGTCGTGATCCGCGCCGGTACTGAAATGCCAAAACTTGCGGTCGGGCAGCAGCTCGCCGTCGGGGTTGCTGTATGTCAGCAGCCGCAGCCGCCCGGCGCCGTCGAAGCGGAAGCGGCGCCGGTTGCGCACCTTGATCGCATCGAGCGTGACGAATCGGCCGTCGCGCCCCCACATGCACTCCGCCACGGCGTAACCGTAGAACACGCCGTAAAGCATGCCCTTCGTCGCCCGGTCGAATCGCACGCGCTGCAGCTGCTCGCGCAGGAAGTCGGCGGCGGCCTTGTCCTGCCGCTTCGGCCCGCCGGGCTCGACCTCGTACTCGGCGGATACCACCGCGAGCTGGCGCTGCGCCCATGTCGCCTGCACCTGGTCGTCGCGCAGCAGCTCCGCGTACAGCCGCAGATCGCCGCCGCCACGCGTGGCCAGCACCGTGTCGCTGGGTTGCAGCAGCTGCAGCGGCGAGACGTATCCCCGCGTGATGTCGCGACCATCCAGCGTGGTGGCCACCTCATTGCGTTCTGGCCGTTCGGTCGCCATCAAAAGCCTCCTGTGTCGGTAGTGCCGCTAACGGCTCCCCAGCCGACGCTATTCGTGACAGTGCCGCCCTCATAGCCGGTACGGCGGATGCCGGTAGTTCGAAAGTCGATTTCCACCCCATCCTGGCGGGTGGCGTAATGCGCCAGTGCCAGGGCGATGGCCGCGTCGCCGTGGCGGTTCTGCTGGCCGGTGCTGCTGGGCAGGCGCGCAACCCCGCTGACCAGCTTGATCGCGCGCAGGTCATCGAGCAGGTGGGCATCCTTGGGGATCTCCAGCTCGCCGTCCTCGAACGCGGCCTTCAGCGGCGGCATATGCTCGCGGTACCAGCCCTCGGTGAACTGCACCTCGCGGATGCGCGAGCCGTACTGCTGGGTCGCCACCTCGGCCAGATAGGCCCCGTTGCCGCGCGCATCCAGGGCGCCGACATGGAAGCGGGCCAGGCGATCGCAAATGTAGAACAGCACCTGGCGCTGTTGCTCGAAGGGCATATTGCCCAGCTCGACCATGAACGGCACCCGGCGCACCAGGTTGGCGCCGGTCACCATGGGCACGATCACCGTCAGGTCGGACACGCGACCGAAGTCCTCGCCGATGCTGACCAGAAACTCGCTGGGCAGCTCGGCCAGCAGCGGCCCCAGCTCACGCTCGCACCAGTCGCGGATCTCGGCCTCTCGAAGATGCTTCGCCCAGTGCTTGAATTCGTCACCCATGCGCAGCCGCAGCACCGGCGGACCATTGACCATGCGCGCCTCGATCAGCGCGCGCGAGAGCCAGGCGCCGGTGCCCTGGGATGGCACCACGTCCAGCTCTTCGTTCGCGGCCTCACCGTAGAAGGCATAGACCTCGGCCATCCACTGAGCCTCGCCCTCGGCGGTCCACTCCTTGCCCAGGCGCAGGCACACGCGCCGATACAGCCCCTGGTCGACCGCCTCCTTGAACGTAATGCGCTGCACGCTACCCTTGCGCTTGCCGGCGCGGATGTCGTTGATCAGCTCATTGAACGGGTTCTGCTCGCCGTTGTGGGTGCTGATTACGCGCACCTTGCCACCCCAGATCAGCAGCGCCAGGGCGGCCTTGAGCAGCTCGCCGAGCTTGTCGTGGAAGCCGGCTTCGTCAATCACCACCACGCCTTGCTTGCCGCGCAGGTTGGCCGGGCGGCTGGACAGGGCGACGATGCGGTGGCCGCTATCGGGAAACTTGATGGTGAACGTCTTGATGTTCTTGTCGTCGCCGTCGTCTTCCCAAATCCCCTCCTCGACGGCGCTGGCGGCGTGGTTGAAGGCACGCGCCCACATGCCGCACGCCTCCACGTATTCGATGGCCATGTCCTGGTTGTAACCGATGTAATAGACGTTCATGCCCCCGGCCACTTTGCTGGCGGCCGCGATCAGCACATCATCCGACGCCTCGGCCCAGGTCAGGCCCGTTCGGCGGCTTTTCTCGCTGACCTTGAGCTGGCTGTCGTCGGCGATCCATGCCTGCTGATACCCCAGCAGCACCGGCGGCGGCGCATCGGCGGCATGGGTGGCGGGAATGCGGGCGGGCACCCGGGTCATTTGGCGATCCCCAGCAGCTCGCGGCGTAGATCGTTGACCACCTCGGCGGACAATCCGCCGCGCTTGGCCACCTCGGTCGCCTTGTCGGCGGCCTCCCGCGCTACTTCCTCGCGCAGCTCCCGCGCCCATTTCTTCTGGCTCAGACTGACGCGGCCGATATCGGCCAGCGCCTTGGTCACGCTGCCGAGCTGCTTCGCGGCTTTGGCAGGATCTTCCTCGGCCTTGCGCATCGCGATCGTGATGCGCAGCAGCTGGTCCTGGACCATCCGCGCGGTCGCGTCGATCAGATGCCCGCTCTCGTCCTCCTGGTCGGATGCCATCGCGCGGGCAAGCTCGGTGGTCTTGCGCACGTCGCCCATGGCTTCGTCGAACTCTTCCTGGAGGTCCTGGCCATAGCGCTGCACGCTGGAGCGGGAAACCTTGAAGCCGTGGCCGCCCAGCCACTCGGCCAGGGCTTCGTAGCCCTGGAATCCCGTCGACACCAGCCGCTCGTTCAGCTCGTCGCGAAGCTCGGGCGGCAGGTCGTAGACCTTGGATCGCTTGGCCATGTCAGGCCCCCGGACGCGGACGCGCAACGCCCGGCACCGTGGCGGTGCCGCTGGCTACGTCGCCACCGCGTCCGGTCAGCGTCACGATCCAGCCGGCGCGCGGCTGCTGGTTGATCACCAGCTGCTGCTCCTCCAGCCATGCCAGATCCCCGTGCAAGCGGTCCCTGCTGACGATATGGGCATAGGCCCCTTTCAGCTCGTCGATCAGGCTGTACTCGTTGGTGGTGTACTCGGCGCGGCGGCTCAGAATGCGCAGGATCGCCAGCCGGCGGCCTTCGGTTTCGTAGTCTTGGAAGCTCATCGGTTGCCCTTCTCTGTCAGCAGGTACTCATGGAGGCGGTTCAACAGCGAGTTGCTGGCCTGCATCTGCGCCGCCAGCTCTGCCACACCGCGATTCATGGTCGCCATTTCAGCGCGCAATTTGTCGATCTCGCCGTAGCCGGGGCGGCTATCCAGCGTTTGCTCGAGACGTGACACGTGACGATCCACCTCGTCCAGTCGTGTATTGACCTGCCGGATAGCGCTACTGGTCGCGCGGTGCCGGTTCGACCACCACACGTATGCCGAGACCGCTACCATGCACGCCGCTTGAAAGACATCGAAAAGCACCTTGGCCGCGCTCCAGTTGATCCCGTCCATCATTTCCTCGCGTACCGTTTTCTGCGTTTGTCGTGTGTTGACTGGCACGGCACGCAGCGGCGTGCCGTGGGCCATGCTCTCAATCGCGCCGGCGGGATCTCGTCCCCGCAGTCCTCGCAGCGCCCGTCCGGGGATGGCGTCTCTCGCGCCAGCCGCGCCCGGTGCGCTTCCACGGCGGTCTCGCGCTCGCGCTCACTCAGCGCTGCCGCCGTCTCGTAAACCTGCTCTGTCCACACACTCCTGGCTCCATTCGCGCGATCGGGCGACTCGCGCCCAGCCGGCCGTGCCCCATTCATGCAGCGCGGTGATGTAAGCCGCGACCTCGCGCTGCCCATAATTGCCTGCCGGCGTTGCCGGCTCGGCCTCCGTCTCTGTCATGCCCACCGGCAGCGCACACAGCACCGGCGCCGGCAGCGGGTCGAGCGGCGGCACTCGCTCGGGCGTGGACTCGCACGCCCCCAGCACCAACACCAGGGCCAGCGGCCAGATCCTCATTGCAGCGCCTCCAGTGCATCGCGCAGCACCGGGGCCACCGGCCCGTCGTCGGTCTCCGGCGCCTGCCGGATGCGCGCCTGCAGCGCCCGGTAGCGCGCGCCGTTGTCGGACAATTCGGCCTGCAGTTCGCGTACCGCCTTCTCGGCATGAGCCTGCTCGGCGATCGCCGTGATCATGTCATCGCGATAACGACTGGCGCGGGCCTGCCACCGATCGCGGTCATCCTTGGCGGCGGTGGCGGCGGCCGTGGCATCGTTCAGTCCAGCCCGCAGCCCATCGACGGTGTCGAGATGCCACCAGACGGCCCACGCCAGCGCGGCCACCAGGGCAAACGCCAGCCACGCCTGGAAGGGCACCGCCTTGAGCAGCCCGCCGACGCGTCCAGCCAGGCGGATTAGAGATAGCACGGCGAGCCTCCTTGCCAGCCGGCGGCGGCGTAACGCGGCGTGTACTGCAGCAGGATGCGGTCGACATAGTCGCGGTTCTCGGTCCGCGCCCAGTCGGCACGGTTGGTGTAACGCTCGACGTGGCCAAACCACACGCTGGGATCGTCGTCAGCGGCGCGGGCCAGTCGCTGGTCGCGGTAGACCCAGCCAAGCCCGCCGTTGTAGGCGGATAGCGTCAGCGCCCAGTGACTGCAGGTATCGGCGGCGTCAATGCGCTGCCAGTGCCAACGGTTGTAGCGGGCCTGGGCGCGCATGGCCCAGGCAGGCGAATAGGGGGCGGCCGCGCCCAGGTCGGGATAGATCTCGGCGATCCAGTCGCTCGTCGACGGCATGAACTGGCTCAGGCCCTCGGCACCCACCGGGCTCTCGGCATCCGCACGCCAGCCGCTCTCCTGCTGGATCTGCGCTGCGTGGATCGCGACAGGCGCGGGCAGGCCCCATTCCTGCTGCACGATGCGCGTCAGCTCGCGCTGGTAGCGCGAGGATTCGGCGGGGGGTTGCCAGGCGTTTGCCGGCTGGCAACTGACGATCAGGATCGCGACCAGTAGCAGGCCGACGCCGAGGCGGCTACGCAGGAACCAGATCACGCCGGCGATAGCGAGCGCGACGCAGCCGAAGGCCCAGCACGCCGCCGTGGTGAGTTTGTCGTTCATGGCCGCACGGCCTCCCATTCCGTCGTCAGGGCGCGCCCGCGTTCGTAGCACGCCAGCAGCTCGGCCGGGCCGGCGTCCTGTGCGCTGGTCAGCGCGCGGATCTCGTCGATCAGTGCCTGGGCGCGCTCGGCGATCTCCTCGATCTGCGCGGTGGTTCGCCAGTCGTCTGAGACTCGGCGCCGCCCTTTACGCGCTTCGTTGAGCGCCATGTACCCATAGCGCGTGAGCACCAGGCCAGCGCCGGTGTGATCCCGGCGATCGGCCACCAGCTCATTACGGCGCAGGGCGTCGACGACGATATCGAGTTGCCGGCGCTCGGCTTCGGTCAGCCTGACCAGCTTCGCCGCCAGTCGCAGCGCGGGCAGCGGCTGGCCAGTGTCCCGCATGTGGCTGTCGATCGTTTCGAGCACCGCGCGCTGGCTGGGGGTCATGTCACACCCCCAGGCCCAGGGCGAGGATCGCGGCTGCCATCACTGCGGCGCGTCGTAGCGTCGCGATAGCGGCCTGCTGCCGCATGTGTCGAGCACCATTTCGCAGACTGCGAGCATCCAAAGACGACGCGGCGCTGAATAGATCGTGGGGGCGGGCGTAGGGGTAGATCGTGCGGTCGATCCAGTATCCGAGGTACGCGCCCAAGCAAAGCTTGGACAGCGACCAGACCAGCACGCCGATCTGTTGGGGGGCGAGAACGAAAACCACAGCGGTGGCAATCAGCGCCAGCACCAGCCAGGGCAAGGCGCGCAGCTTGTCGATCAGTTTGGCGAACATCGGGCCGTCTCCGTCGCGTCGAACAATCGGTGATTGAAACGTGACGTTAACGGCTGGACAGCCTGCGAGGCAGGCGAACGGCTTCAGCGTAAGGGGGCAGGTATGGCGGGGCGGGAATGCGGGCAGGTTAGCGCGCCCGGCGGGCGCGGTCTAGCACTGGTTATAGCAGGGAAAATTGATCGCTCGCCGGGGCATCGTCGCGCGCCAGAATCGTGAACACCTGGCGCTCGGTCAGCCGGTAGCGCAGCGCCAGCTCGGCCGGGCGCGCGCCTTCGCTGCGCTCGCGCCGGATCTGCCGGTTACGCACGCGCCGCAGCGCCTCGGCACAGCGCGGCACCACCAGCTCCTCTCCCGCGTAGGCGTCTGAGAGCATCGCCGCAGCGTCCCGGCCCAGCCACTCGACCAGGCGGTGATCGTCGCTCAGACGCTCCGGCACGTAGATGCGCACGCCGCCGGCATGCTCGACCAGCGCAAGGGTCGCAGGCAGGCCGATGGCGTCGGCGACATCGGTCAGGGATTCGGGCAGGTCGTGGATCTCGCGGATCTCAAGCATCGTTTTGTCCTCTCGATCGGATACCCAGCTCGGCCATCATCTCGCGTAACCGGGCTTGATTGCGCCGCCGCTGCGCGTCGCTCATCGGCGGCCTGGCAAGGCGCTGTTGCTGGGGGCGATCCGGCAGCAGATCCAGCATCTGGCGCGGGGCCGGCCAGCGGTCGGCGCGCGCGGCCAGGCGGTTGAACGCGGCGCGGATGCGCTGAGTGTCCAGCTCGGCATCCCAGCCGATCGGCGCCGCCCACAGCACCTCGATCCATGTCTGCTGTGTGTACTGCGCCTCCTCCTCCCAGGGGGCGCTGGGCAGGCGCAGCACCAGCAGACGCGCCAGGCCGGCGAAGATCTCGTCGCGGAACCACTGCGCGGGATGGCTCATGACTGGCGCCCCCGCTCCATCGCCTGCAGCGCGGCCATCACGCCCTTGGCTGGCTT